ACAGGCCACCAAGATTCGCGAGCAAGAGGAGTATATCAATCGGTTAGTGAAAGCTGGAAACTACTTAGACGAATGTCTTTTATCTATAGCTGGAGAGAATCTTCCAGCAAAGCAATTGTGGCATAAAGCCAAGGAGGCCAAGCCGTGAGCATTGAAGAGCGAATTCTCAATATCGTCGAAGAACCAATTCACATTTGGTGGTACGACCGCCGCCAACTCCGCACAATTGCTCTGGAGGTCCGCAAGATGGAGGATCGTATCAAACAACTAGAGCAGGAGAACGACGCATTGCGAGCGGATCTGCTGCTGTGGAATGAGAAGGGGGTGAAGCCGTGAACTGCCCACATTGCGACTCATCGCTTACTGTGACTGATACTTCCGGGAATCCGTGGTACTGTTGCGGATCAACAAAAACCTTTCGCAGCATGTCATGTCTCGATCGTGAGCCACTTGCTACGAAGCTGCGTGCTGCGACCGAGCGCATCAAGCAGTTGGAAAATTCTCGCACCGTTGCGGCAGCAAACAGTCTGGCAAATATGCTTAGCTACGAGGATGCAATTACGAAGATCAAGCGGCTGGAGGAGCAGAACTACACAATGCGAGCCAGATTGTACCCTACTCGCCCTCGTATCCCTATTGAAAAAAAACTAGCAATCGCCGATGCCCCGCAAAACATCAGTATCTCAGAGTTGGCGCGACAATTTGACGTATCTTATGGCACAGTTGCCCGTTACCGACGACAGATTAAAGCCAAGGAGGCCAAGCTGTGAGCATTGAAGAACGAATCCTGAATATCGTCGAAGAACCAGTTCAAATTTGGTGGCAACGCAAACTAAAACTCCGCGCAATCGCCCTTGAAGTCCGCAAATTGGAAGATCGGGTGAAACAACTAGAGCAGGAGAACGACGCCATGCGAGCGGATCTGCTGCTGTGGGACAAAGCTGGAATCGGATTTACTACGGAGGCCAAGCTGTGAGCATTGAAGAACACCTCCGGTACATGGCGGAAGACCCTTTCGGACCGTGTGACAAAAACTCCTTACGCAAATTTGCCGTAGAGGTTCGCAAGCTGGAGGATCGGGTGAAACAACTGGAGGACCGCATTAACCGAGCGGCAACAGCGTTCTTCCAAGACGGATCAGATGGACAGGTTGCATCGAGAATGTGGACGATACTAGAGGAGGTTAAAAAACCATGAAGGTTAAAAAGAAAAGCACAGTCATCACAATCGACTCAACGCTTCATTTCGAGCTTCGCGCTATTTGCGACAAGCAGGGAATCAAGATCGGATTTCTCGCTGAAAAAGCGGTGAGAGAAATGCTGGCAAAGATGAGCAATACGACGCAAGTAAGCACATCCTTGAGGGCAATCACCCATTAGTAAGCGATTCGTACCGTGTGGTACGGACAACACCCTTCGGCCGCCATGAAGCGGCGGTCGGGGGGACAAATTTCCTAAAACTATGAATCTAAGAGAATACCAACAGAAAGCAGTCGAGTGGGCCAAAACTAACGATGGACTGATTATCGCTCCGGCAGGCAGTGGCAAGACCTGGATTGCCGCGAGCATCATCAAGCACTTCCAACATAGCTTGGGTGGGGCTAGATTTGGCTGGCTCGCTCCAACCCGCGAGACATGCCAGCAAGCGCGCACATCGCTGAAGGTTGCCGGTGTGCCTGATGAGATTGTGGATGTCCGTTGTCCGCATGAATCAGTGGACTTCAGTAACAAAAACCTTCTCATCGTGGACGAAGCGAAGCACGGCCCTGCTGCCGGATGGCGACGCATCATCGAATCCTGCAAAGGCTTTCGCTACGGCTTTGACGCAACTCCTTGGGGCGACGACCCAGACCGGAATGCCGTAACACGGATGCTATTCCGCAATCGCACCTACGAAATCAAACGGACCGACATCGGCGATTCATTGGCCGACGCTTACCTTCAACTCTCCGACGCAACCGATCTGAATCTGAAGCAGAAGATCGACGACAACATCGACCGGCTGTTTGTAACAAGACGGCGGTATATGCGGATAAGTGACGACGAATTAAAACGCATGTGCGCCTGGGAATCGCTTGTGGACATCGGCATCTGCGAGAACCGTGAACGCAACGATTACGCCATCAACTACGCCGTGGAGTATGGCGACATGCAGACGCTCATCCTTATCCCTCGCATCACGTTGGGTGAAGACTACGAAAAGCGCATTCCCGGTTCACTCCTCGTCCATTCGAAGATCGGCAAGAAGCAGCGCAAGGCGGCGATGGAGGAGTTCAAGGCTGGCAACTTGCGGACCATGATTGCCACATCATTGGCCGACGAAGGACTCGATCTTCCGAATGTCGAACTACTCATCATGGTCAGCGGCGGTCGGTCATCACAAAAGACGATCCAGCGAGCGAGTCGCGCACTGCGGAAAACAGATTCCAAAAACTGTGCGACAATCGTGGACTTTTCTGACAAGTTCCACCCCATCGGAGCATACCACGCAAAGAAGCGAATGGAATGCTACCGTCAACTCGGTTGCGTCTTCCAATGAGTGCATCAATTACAACAACAAACGAAACAGCCACGCCAACAGAGAACGTGGTTTATCTGATCGGAGAACTCCGAGGCATCAGTCGCCAAACCGAAACTAAGACAGGTGCGCTTATGGTGCGGCGCGTTATATCCGTCGCTCGTCACTGGACGGATGCGGACGGTAGGTTTCACGAAGATTACGATCAATTCGAACTGTCCTCATGGGGACAAGTTGCGGAGAAGATTATCGAGATTCAGAACGGCGCTTTGGTGCGTGTCAAAGGCCGTGTTAAGGTTGAGAAATGGAGCGATGGCGGTGAAACCAAGAGCGCCGTGCGTATCGCGGCGGAACAAATAACGGTCCTTTGCTATTAAAATGAAATCAAACGAAAAAATTGTTGCGGTCGATCCAGGCGTTGGCGGCGGCGTCGCCGTGAGTTCGCCACATGGCATCTTCCTTTTCTCAATGCCTGAGTCATTGCCCGACATGGCCAAACTACTAATGGAGTTCAAATTAGCAGATAGCCAACTCTGGGTTGAGAAGGTGCCGAAGTTCGTGTCCAAGCTCACATCACACGCGAGCATGGCGACACTCCATGAGAACTACGGCATCATCCAAGGATTGGCCTACGCTCAAGGCTACGCGCTGCACCGCGTTGAGCCGAAGATATGGCAAGAACCGCTTGGGCTTGGCGGACGCAAATCTTGCGACACCGGACCTCAATGGAAGCGAAAGCTGAGGTCTAAGGCTCAGGAGCTATACCCGCACCTCGACGTTACGCTCAACAACTGCGACGCGCTTCTGATCCTGCACTATGCAATGGGCGGCGGCAGGTGATTCACCGATAAATTCGCCGATAACCAGACTTCCAAACATGCTCTGAAACGATGCGCGAGATTCGGATTATCTCCTCCTCTTCGTACTCAGGTTTCGCTAGGTGAAGCAACTCATGGATCAGCGTATCAATCCGTTCCTTTTCGGTCTGACGAGGATCTATCTCGATCAGGTTCTCGCCTTGAAAAGCCTGACCGTAAGCCTTTATCCGACCTAGCCTTTTTTCAACGACCTTGATCCTCATGGCGTTTCAAGAGTCGTCATCATCAAACACCAAATGCCAGATTAAAAATGAGCGAACCAACAAAACTGTTAGCGGAAGAAACCGACATTGAGACACTTCGAGCGGCAATCGCAGAGTACCAATGGTTGGCCAAAGTTCTCTTCAAGACTGTCGGCTGCGGTTGTGACGGGGGGCATGACCTCTGCTACCACTGCGGCCAAGCCGAGAAACAATACAAACACATAACCGAGATATACAAATGACGAACCTAAACAAACCATCATCAATCCGAATGGCGGACGCAGACGAATCGCCTTCAAGAATCGACGTTGATTACATCGACCGAAAGTACAAGGAGTGGCTTGTCCGCCGTGGATTCTCCGATGAACTTGGAAACGTCCTTGGAATGCGACGACCAAAAGGACGACGACACAACCGAATTGAACCTGATGAACTCTGAAATCACGCGAGAACAACTGTTGAAGGAAGCACCTCAATTGATCGAGTATGCCATCCTCCGTGGCTGGATAAGTAAGCCAAAACGAAAAGCCGATGAAGCATGGCATTGCAGCAAATCAGGACATCTTGACGATGCTTCAGACGATGAAATACAGGAACTTAGGAAACAGCTCAGTGGAAGTTGAACTCCTCTCCGACGACGTAGAGATACGGATCGGAGAAACCAAGTGGGCTGGCGTGGCCTACATGCGCGAAGGCAAGAGCAAGGTCTACGTTCGAACCAAAGCCGAATTCAAGGCCAAGTTCGTTCTGATTGATGCGAAGCCCTAAACTATACATCACCGCACAAGAGCAGCTCTTTGCGAAGTTTCAGTCACGCTCAATCGCCATCCAGCATTGGAGCAAGTACCTGATGACTCCCAAAGAGCTTGCTCTCCTTTTCAGCAAGTTAGAGAAATCAAATTCAGTCCTCTCCGAAATCGCCAAGACCGATCTTGGCAAGTCTGGAGAACTCGCGAGAAAACAACTTGGAATCGAATGAGCCAATCAAAGATCGACCGTGCAAGAGCATGGCTTAAAAACACGCCAGGAGCCGTCGCTGGTCAAGGCGGTCATAACGCAACCTTCGCAGTAGCAACCGCGCTCATACACGGTTTTGAGCTTACTACGGGGGATGCTGAGACACTTCTGCATGAGTACAACGCGAAATGCCTCCCTCCGTGGAGGCAGAACGAGTTGGCGCATAAGCTCAATCAGGCGTCCAAGGTGCCGCACGACAAGCCGCGTGGATGGCTACTATCCGCTCAATCGGGCATTGGCCAAGGTGGCACACCCATCTCGCCCACCGGCAAGTTCGTCGTTCAGAAGATCCAAGCAATTCCGCAATCGGATTTCCGATTTTCAACCATAGATTTCTTAAAAGCCTGCTTCGAGCCGGATGAAGTTGTCTGCATCTGCAACGACATCGTGAGCGACGACGAAGGTCGGACTCGGCCAAACTCCAAGGGTACGTTCCTCAAGCGCGACGAATGGATTAAGAATCATTTCACGCCACCCATCAGCGCCATGTGGAACGGTCCTGACAGCCGTGGCGCTTACGTCCGCGTCAACCCGTGCTTCGATGAGAGCGGTTCTGATTCCGGCGTGGCAGCATTCCGCCATGTCTTGGTCGAGATGGACGAGAAGACCAAGGACGAGCAGTGGACGATCCTCAAGGAGTCGAAGCTGCCGATGTCCGTCGTCATTGATTCCGGTGGCAAGAGCTTACATGGATGGGTGCGAGTCGATGCGGCAAACAAGGAGGAATGGAGCGAGCGTCGTGATGTCGTCTATCGCCAGTTAGAAGCTCTAGGCATCGATCCGAAGAACAAGAACGCGAGCAGGTTCAGCCGGTTAGCCGGTGTGATGCGAGATGGCAAAGAGCAGAAGCTGTTGGCCATCAATGTGGGTGTCGTGAACTGGGATGCGTTCACGGACTATCTGGAGTCGCAGGATATGCCTCAGGAGTTCTCGCTCGATAGTATCATCGAGTACGACCCGAAGAACGATCCTGACAATCTGATCGGTGACAGATGGCTACGTCGCGGATCTTCGCTTCTATTCGTCGGCCAAAGTGGTTGCGGCAAAAGCTCAATGGCCGCGTATCAGGGGATGAAGTGGGCGTCCGGTGAAGCGTGGTTTGGAGTCAAGCCCGTCCGGGCGTTAAAAGTGGCTTACATCCAGGCGGAAAACGACATCGCCGATCAGCATGACGCACTCAAAGGCGCTGCCCAGATGACCTTCGGCAAAGAGAACTGGGAGCGAGGATTGCGGAGCGTGGAAATGCTCTTCTTCCGCGAAACGGTTCGCACCGGAACAGACTTCGCCACAATGCTCCGTCGCCTCGTTCGAAAAACCAAAGCTGACTTGGTTTACATTGATCCGCTGCTCTCCTACATGGGTGGCAATCCTGCGGACATCGAGGTCTGCGCGAACTTCACCCGACACCTTCTCCAGCCCATTATGATGGAGACAGGTGTTGTCCTAGTGCTTGTCCATCACTTCCCCAAGCCCAAGGGTAAGGACGACAAGCCTGAGAGCGTGGCAGATTTGGCCTACTCAGGATTCGGATCGTCGGATCTGACGAACTGGGCGAGAGAGGTGATTGTGATGAAGGAGGTTGGCTTCAACAATCCGCGCAAGTTCATGCTCGGCATGGCGAAACGGGCCGACCGTTCCGGTATGACTGACAAAGAAGGAAAAGTCACCGGATCAATTATGATCCAGCGTGGCACAGGCGGCGACATCTCATGGAACTACGCGGAACCTGAGAAGTTCGTCGTGGATAAGGCAGCGGCGAAGAAGCCGTGGACGGGACGACCTAAGCGTTAGCCTTCTCACGCTCGGCACGGCGACGACCTTTCGCAGCGAGCGATTGGAACTTCGCCTTGCCGAGCTTCTTGCGTCCGATGTAAGCCGCAAGAGCGCGAGGCTCTCTCACACCCTTCTTCTCAAGGCTGCTGATGAGCTTCTCGTAACGTCCGCCACCGCCAAGTTTCATCTTGTCCATAAATTTACCATGCTTTGCAGCTCCAGTGCCGAGGAGTCGTTTTATCGGTTGCCGTCGCGCAGTTATGCCGCGAGCGGAAGTTCTTACGGCGCTCAGGATTGTCGCGTTTGATTTCCATGTTGGCGTCTCCAAAGCGAACCTTGATGACATTGCCGTTGTCGTTCTTAACGTACACCGCGCTCTTCTTTCGCTCGCCAGGAGTGTAGAACGGCTTGTTGAGTGTCACCTTCTTGCCCTGATAGGTGTTACCTTTTTTGGAGAGGGAGGTTTTCATTTCGGAAGTTCTCCGGTGTCAGCGTACTTGCTCAGAGCATCGTAAAGTGACGCCCGAGGAATGTTTGAGAACTTCTCAAAAATTCGAGCCGTATCTGCGGCGCTACGATAACCAGCAGATCCAGATGCGCGAGCCAGCGCCTTTGCTGCGACATTGTAGAACCCAGCATTTACCGCAGTTCCGATTACACCCATGATTCCTTCAACTGGTTTTCCAGCGGCAACCTTAAGAGCTGATTGAGGAATTCCAGCAACCAACTCTTCAGCAGCCTGACCAGATACAAGCGCACCGCCTCCACCAGCAGCACGTTCAGCCATTAAGATGGTTTTGTAGCCAGGAATGATGTCGTCAACAATCTGCTTGTACAGAGTCGGCCCAAGAATCTGTTCAGCTCGATTTATTTTGAAAACACCTTTGAGATTCGGCCCTTTGCCACCGAGAACAGTCTCGGCCAAAAGAATATCTTCAATCTCTCTAGCGCGAGTCGAAATCAACGCTTTTTTGGCCAACTTGTTTCCAGCAACCGCCTCGCGTTCAAGATACCGAATAACAGATCCAACATCCTTTACATTTGGAAGCAACTGAACCGCTTCAGATGCTACAGCAAATCCGGCAGGTGTTTTGGTCTGCAAAATGTCCAGCAACGCTTGAGGGCCAGTTTTCTGGCCAGTGCTTTCAAGGAAATTGACGAACTTGGAAAGCTGGTCTTTTGATCCAAGACCAACCTTCTCAAGTGCGCCGGGACTCTGCGTTTCTAGGTTGTTGATTGTTCCGGCAAGCTTTTTGTAGTCGATTGCTCCAGTGGCTTTGTCTGTTGCGTCGCTGACAATTCCAGACCGGATAGACGAGTACACATCCTGAAGATCGGGAGCGTTTGCAACTCCACGGGATTTCAGCGTGTTAACAAGTGATTCGACGTTCGCAAATTCAGGGGCAAGCAAGCCTTGAGCTTTGACTCCGCTGACCATTGCCTGACCAAGCTGGCCACGCTCCATGCTTTCTGGAGCGAACGCCCTGCGAACTCCGAAAAGATTCAATTTCGGTCGTGTTGCCGCATAAAACTCGTCACCGGCAGCTCTTGCCCCAGCAGCTTCAGCGCCTATGGCTTCTGGAGCTTGATCGGCAATCGTTTGGGAAAGAGTGGTTGCGAGATTTTTAACCTGTCTTTGTTGACCGCTTCCAATGGCTTCACCGGCATAATCAGCGAAATCGTAAAGCTCGTCTCGAAGGTCTTTCAGCTCCTTCAAACTAGCCTTTTGAGGCACCGAAACTGTCACAGGCCGCGTCGGGTCCATTGATGATGGAGTCATCACCGTTTCTGTTCTCGACAACAGCTTTCTAGCCTCTTTTAAGCCAGAGGCATGAATGTCTGGAATTTGAGCCAGCAACTCATTTGCCTGAGAGGCAAAAGAAGGGTTGTTTCCAACAGGCTTGAAAAGGTTGAATTTCTGATCGTTTTCAACCGCGTTGGCAGGTCCGTAGATTCTGTTTGCTTCAGCCTTGATTGCATTCTTCGCCTGATCGGCGAGCGATTCAATTTGTTGGCCAGCAGGAACAACACGAAACGCGGAAATATTCTGACCTTTGAACAATGTGTTTTTCACCGTGTCCTGATATGCCTGAAGCGCCTGATCTACTGCTCGTTGCTGAGCCTGTTTCTGCGCTTGTCCGCGAGCAGATTCCAAAATCGTTTCAGCGTCTTTTAGATTTCTTGAAGCGTTTGCGATGTCGTCAATTTCATTGGCACTCAGTGCGCCAAGAAGTTTTTGAGTCAACGTGTCAGCTCCTTCGGCTGCAACACCCGTCAACTTTTGAACTGCGGTTTTAATCTGCTCACCCTGACGAGCAAGTTGCTCGGTGATTGGCGGCATGCCAGCGCGAGACTCAATTCTTGATTCAAGACCAGCGAAACGAGGCATCGCTTGACCGAACGTAGGTTGAACCCCCTCCCCAATTCTCTCCACCGTGGCTGCTCGCTCGGCAGCGCGTTCAAATCCAGCACCGGCTCGACCAGCGATTGCTCCGGGAATTTGAAATCCGGCAGTTAGCGCGGCAGGGACAATACTAGCTCCCGGTTCGAATTCTCCAGTTCTAACAGCCTCTCCAGCAACGCCGCCAGCTCCTTGCATGGCTATGTTTGCCAACGGCTTAAGAAAACCTCCTCCTGGAATAATTGGAGCAGCACCAGTAACAGCAGATGCAGCAATTTCTCGCCCTGAAACATCTTGCCTAATCCCAAAAAGCTTTTCGATTGTTTGACCGACCGCCTCGCCTATTGCAGATGCAAGAGCGCCAGTACCCATCATCGCAGGAATAGATGCTCCACTGCTTGCGGGGGCAGCAAGCAAAGCGGGAATAGCCCTAGCGCCCATAGCTGTTCCACGCATCATTCCGCGAGCCTCAGCTTGCGCCAATGGAGTAAGCTCTCCAGAAGGAGCAATTCGACCGCCTTCCATTGGCGCAAGCATTCCAACAGGCTCAGCAAGCTGTCCATATTCCCACGGCAAATTTTCGATTGCCTTACCAAACCGCTCAAACATTCCGACCTTGCCTGAATCTTGAACCGCCTGTTCGAGCTGCTGAGGAGAACCAACCTGCTCTTGAACCTGAGCAGGAGTCAGCGCGGAGACTTGGCCAACCTCCTCACGCCGACGCATCTCGGCGATGGTGGCTGGACCTTGCGATTGTGGTTGAGCTGAGATTCCTTGCGCTGCCTCGTAATCCAAAATGGCCTTAAAATCCGCCTCCGTTGGAGGATTCGGATTAGACCAATTGTATTCCCTTCCAGATGGAGTGGTGATTGTTCCCATAATTACGGAGTGTAAATAACTCCAGAGGTTGAGTTTGTTGCGTTCGTGCGTGGGGTTACGCCAGGAGGAAGCGAAGGAGAAGCTCTAGTCGAAGGAGCTGGAGCTGATTGCTGCTGCTGGCCGAATCCAAACTTTTGCCTAGCACCCTCAAGATACCGTTTCTTAACGTCGTATGGAATGTCAGGTGAAAACCTGTACTCCCAAATACTGTTTTCGGCACCAGAACGAAGATTATTTTTGAAAGACGAGATAACCTGAATGTAATCGTTACGCGCAGGAGTGCTTACAACCTTTTGAAGGTTTCTTTCTTCAGATGGGGTAAGTGTTGCTCCATACTTATTGTTTTGATAGTCAGTAACAACAAGCTGAATCTTGTTGTGTATGTCTCTTGCATCTTCCTGTTCTTTAGTTGTAAGACCCTTAAATCTTCCTTTAAGATCAAACGCTGGCGCATCAATAGGTCCAACATATTCAGAGAAAGACCCTTTTCCGTATTTGCTTTCAAAAGCATTGAGCTTATTGAAAACATCATCCAACTCTAATACAGCTTTGTTTGAAGCCGTCAAAGCCTTTGAAACGTCAGCAGGAACTTTTCCTTGGTTTGGTCCTCCAAGGAACACTTTTGCGTTGATTTCGTCTTCGTCGGTCTGAACTATCTTCTGTTTTTTAAGACCTTCCAAAACTTGATTTGCACGTTGGGCGACAACGCCACCTTCAGTCCTAGCAGTCGGCAAAAGCTGCTCATACTCCTGCTGGGTAATATCTCCAGAATCAAGAAGTGTCTTAAGACCTTCTTTCGTATTTCTTTGGCCAGCCATGCCGATGGCCGTCAGCTTTTTCAATCTAGCCTGCTCTTGCCTAAGAGGAGCGGCAGCATCAAAGATTGCTTTTCTAAACTCAGGGTTTATTTGCTGAGTTTTTGGATCAAGTCCACCATTGTACTGAAGGGGAATATCGCTTTTCCCGTTTTCATTAAGGAAATCAATTTCCTTATTTAGAACTGCCATTTGTGAGGCATTTGCCTTTTCAACGAGAAACCGATTCTGAGCCATCGGCAATGACTGAAGAACTGGCCCACTCATGTCGCCAAGCATCTTAAGACCAGTCGCACTCTGAAGATCGGAAGGAGGAGCAGGAAATGGCTGAGTCGGATCGCCTTTGGCGTTCCATTGAACATATGCTGATTGCCACTGCTGAATCTTCGGAAGATCGACGGAAAACTTTGCGCGCTCAGAAATTCCGTTGGCAAGTTCAGCATCTCGAATCTTGTTCTGAAGCTCCATGCCCTGACGTTGCAGCACAGACTCCGCCGTCTGCTGCTGAAACTGCTCCATCATCCGCGCCTGCGTCTGTGCGCGGTCGAACAGGTTTGCACCTAGCTGAAATGCTTGAAGAGATTGGTCGGCCATAGAATGATCTTTTTAAGGTCCGAATCTGACACTAGGGGCGGACATTGAAGGCGGCGGAGCCATCAGATTCGGAACATCGATTTGAGGCGTTTGGCGCATCATGTTGGAGTAGTCAGACATCAATGCGTTGGAAAGACCATACTGCGACAGTCCGCCACCGACAGTTCCACCAAAATTAGTGAAGGCAGTCTGAGCAGCTTGAGCCATCGGAGACGGAGCGGCGGCAACCTGGGCGGCAGTCAAATCGCGTCCGTACATTCTAGACTGTTGCTCCTGCAACGCCCCAATCCGTTGAGACGGCGTGATGAACATGCTGCTCACCGAGAACGGTTGAGCCATGCCAAAAGTCCGTTGTTGCTGGATGAAGTTCTGCGCTTGAGCAAGACCCTGATTTTGGATCTGCATGGATGTCAGACCCAAGTCGCGAGCTGTAAGCGAACGTCCAAATCCAGAACCAGCACCGAATCCACCAGAAAGAGCGCGTCCAGCAGTCGAGCGTTGAACTTGAGCGGAAACCTCGGGCGAAAGCTCACCGCGCAAGGCTGCGCCGATATTCTGCCCAGCCTGCTGAACGATCTGGTCATAGCCTGGAATCGCACGGCGAAGCTGAGTTTCAAGCAATGACTGTTCGGCGGATGTGGTCTTCTCGGCCAACTTGGCGGCAGGCTCAAGCGCGGCAATGTTTTGCCGGATAGCATTGGTCTGCTCCTGCTCGAAGTTAATTGGCTTCAACTCAGGAACCTTCGGCTTCTTGCCACCAAAAAGTCCGCCGAGCAGGCTTCCCGCTGCCGAGATTCCTGCTCCACCCAAAAGTGCAGCTCCAATTCCTATTGCCATAAATTATCCTTTTGGTTCAGAACCATTGAGAAAACCCTCCGCCGTTCAATCCGACGCCTACCATGCGTATCGTCGCGACTGCGTCACCCAAATACTGCATCGTCTGCTCCTGCACAGCTTGAACAGCTTTGGCTTCGTAGGCCACTGCTTCCTGAATCAAATCGTTCTCCTCCTTGCGAATGGCCATAACCATCAGCTTGATAGCGTCGGGACACGGGGGGATGAGGTAGTCATTCACGCTCGTCGCGTTGATGTGGCGCATCTTGCCGATGACCGTGACGGTCTGGGTGCAGCAATCGCTGTTTCGACCAGTCCAGAGGCTCCGACGATACTGCGGCAAAGTTTCATCAGGGTCGTAAACTGCCAGATCCAACTCGGCAAAAAGTGTCTGGTTGTACTCGTAGAGCCGAGATGCGGTATTTGTTGCCTCCCTAATGACGCCGGTCAGTGCGGTAAATTTCTTGGAAGACTGAACATACGGCAACGCGAGCGTCAGCTTTTCGCCGTCAATCCACACGCCACCGGATTGGGTGCGAATCCATTGCCCGTTCGCGTCGTAGCCTTGGAGCGTTATCGTTTTCCCATTGTCTGAAGCATCGCCAGGATAAACTCGAATGTAACTATTGATGCCCCCAGACATATCGCGGTATGAAACGACAGTACCGCGATCAACAAGCTGTTTTCCCGCGCACGGGTTGCAGCTTCCGAGCAGGCCGAATCCGGTTTCTTGGAACTCATACCATTGGTTTCGAACAGACCCTGTGCCGCAGCAATCCGCCACCGCCTCGATGGTTTCAATCGCTCGCGGCCAAGTAATGCATCCGTCAACGGTTGTAACCGTAAAGCGTCCGTAAGATCCAGCCCAAAGACCTTTGTGCAGAAGCCTTCGACACGCCTGATTGATGTACTCGTAAACGCGAGCGTCATCGACGCAGACGCCGATAGCCCGAGCAATCGTGGACCTAATATCTTGGACGATCAGCTTCATTTGGTGTAGTAGACTCGACCAGTTCGCTTGATAAAGTAAACACCGTAAAACGGCGGAAGATTGTTGTGGGCTGCATCGCCACCAACCGAGGTGGTCGGCAACAGGTTGGCCACTCCTTCCGAGCGATTCGTTGCACTGAAGACACTCGTATCAGCCGATCCTCGCTGAGTAAGGTTGATGTACTGGTCGAGAATCTGATGCGTGTGAGACGGCATCTCAGCGGTAACAAGCGTGTGCTTGTCCTCACCGGCAACAGCGGTCGAGGTGGTCGTTCCGTTGACGCTGACAACCCCGCTCGCCGCAAACGTGCCAGCGCCGACCGGAAATCGAGCTTCGAAATTCGTATCGATAGCCCACATCGAACCGGCGTAAGGATTGCCAGAGTAAACCGTTCCATCGCCGCCGTCGTATGAAAGAACATCGGCACTCGTCCCAACAAAGATGCGGCGTTCGCTGCTGTTTGCGGCGACAGGATTCAGTCTCGACCAATATCCACCCTGAAAGACCCACCAGTTACCGTTGTTATCAAGCCACGGGTAAACCTGATTGTTCAGCGTTGGAACAGAAGCACCGAAGTTGAAGAACGAGTTTCCAATCGTGCTGTTGAACGTCGCCTGTGTGCCACTGATGACATCGTTGGCCAACTGTTGGTAGTTGGTCGGACAATACCCGATAGGCAAACTCGGGGGCGTCAGCGTGATGAGCGTAAGGTTTGGCATTCTGTTTCTATGGGTTGACGGATTCCGAGGTGTAGATCAGCGGGTTGATGTCACAAACATCGAGCGGAGTGCATGCAGGGAATGCCGTGCGGCAATCGCCAACACTCGGCTCCTGAACATCGTAAGCATGAACTCGCAAGCTTTTGATCCGGCAATACCCGATGATGCTAAGCATCACTTGAACCTCGTAAAGATTGCGAGCCGGGGTGCTGATCGTTTCATTGCACGGCAGATCCGAAGGCGTCGGGAAACGCATCTTCGGGCGATACTGCGGCTTGAAGTTCGTAATCGGGCAAAGATCAAGGCACTGAGTTGTCGTCGCGCACTCAGCAAAGTCGGTCCACTCAATCCATCCAGGATACTGGTCAGGTCGATAGGTGACATTGAAGGAGACATCACCCTCAAGCGAATCGATGAACAAGTCGCCTGAATCCAGGCGCTTCAATCCAAACGGAACCTCAAAGTTGTAGGCGCGAGTCTGAACCATCCACTCAATTTCTTTCTTACCATCGGGAATGTTGTTGTCGAATTTATTACCCTTCGTGACTTCCCAGAGTTGAATCGAGTCATCCGATCCGCGAGCGATGCAGAAGCACTGATCGCCGTAGGCATTCTCAGTCTTGACGATCTGAAGCAAATTGAGTCCGGTCCAGATTCCCGACCACGCAGGCGGAAACTTTTTCCGCATCGACGTAATTAGGTCAAAGTCCAAGACAGCCAACGCCTTGTGAATGACACCCTCGGCATTGTACCGAGGCTGGCAGGTCATCAAGAGGCGATTGTCGAACACAACCGCAGAACTGGCCCACAAGAGATTCGTCTGATCGTTCTCAATGACATTCAGTATCTCGCTACTGATCGGGGTGTTACCCCAGTCGGTGAACGAACGACGAGCAATGATGAACGAGCGGACGCCATCGACAGCACGGTAGAAGACATCGCCATTGATAGTAATGGCAGACCGAGAACCAAGCGCACCGCTCGTAAGCAAGCTGATGGCTTGAATCGGGTAGCTCAAGTTCTTCCATGTATCACGATCAACAGGAGCTTGAACCGAGAAGACGTATCGAGGCGTGAAGACTAGAAGCGGACCTTGACCGAGCGAGCTGTCTGGATCGCCTGGGACAGCCATCGCTGTGATGCCGCCTGAATCCGACGGAACCGCAAAGTCTCCACCCTCATTAAGGAAGGTGTTCTCGGTTTCTTTGAGTACACTCGCTCGCGTTCCATCCCCATAAACAATGTCGGTAGCGCGGAAAGAGAATCCATCTGGAAGTGCGTACCAGATGCGGCCATTGACGTAGGCCATAACCTTGCCGGTCTTAATTTCGTCATCGCTTGAACGGCGCAGATTCGTGCCGTTGAAGATCAGTGGCTTACTGAATCCATCCTGAATGACAACAAAGTTTTCAGCCTGAACCATCCAGCCATCAAGCAGGTTGGATGGATTTTCAAGACTTGGAGAAACCGACAGATTCTGAGCGGTATTTTGAAGGCAGTTGTAAAGCCACACTTTACCACTGATCAGCATCAGTATGAACGTGCGTCCATCGTCGGCAATGTAAGGCAGCGCACATTGAAACGTGCCGGCTAGCGACTGAGGTCCGTAGCACTCTTCTGCCCACCCGTCCGCCGTAACGTTCGTCTGGTCAGCGGTAATTTGATCGTTGTCAGCCGTAATGCTGACGCACAGGTCGTAATCCTTTTGAACGAAGCCGGGTCGGCATGAGACAAACCCCTGTCGGAAGCTGGCATTGACCGCAAACGCCACCTGATTCTTGTCCACCTCAGACGGCATCACGCCAGCGTCAACGCCACCCTCAAAGGTGACAGATCCGTCCGTGTACCTTCGTGGTGCGCGTTCGCTCATGGTTTAAGCCTGAATACGCTGGACAGAGAATGAGGAGCCTTGATCGACGTAGAGATTGTGGTCCGTGCTAACCAATACCTCGTAAAAATCGGTTAGAGCTGTCGCCTGATCAATGTAAGTAAGAGATATTGGATGGTATCCACTGTTTGTCACGTTGAACGATTTTGACACTAAAATATCAGAGGCGTTCCTTCTAAGAAAGACAGTGACAGTTGCGGTTGTTGATACCGCATCAAGGTTAAAGTATGCGTCTATCCTGTAGTAGCCAATGTACGGAACCGTAAATCGGCCACTTGATGCCGTAAATCCAGAGGCTGAATCTAGCCCAACGTAAGACGCCGTGGTGTAAACGGATGTGCTGTACGGATTGCTTCCCGAAGTTGGGCTGACATTTGGCGCATTTGCCGCTCCAAGACCAGTCACCCTCCGCGTAAACGTGACGTAGTTGAACGAAGCAATCAACGGAGCTGACAGCGTGATGTTTCCGGCGCTGTTCGTAACGACAATCGGAGCCGTTCCGACAATCTCCTTCTGGAGATAAGCCGCTCCGTCGCCGACCAGAATCTTGTTAGCGGGAGCGGTCGTAAGGTTGGTGCCACCTTGAGCAATCGGAACCGTGCCGGTGACATCGGCAATAGGAATCGTGGCAACCGTCGAAACCGCGCCAAAACCGCTCGACCCTTGAGTTTTAACGTATCCAGCGGCCAATGAATCAAGAGCAGTCTCGTTTGTCAGCGTTCCATCCGCAGTGCGGCAAATGTACGATGCTCCAACCGGAGCGCCGCCGGATACACCAGGTGAACCTTGCGGCCCAACAGCTCCAGCAAGAGTAATGAGCGAACCGGAAGGAATCGGAGTGGTTGGAATCGCATTCGCAACACCAAGAACTCCTGCCGCTGGGTTTCTAAGCGTAACATTCAACCCAACGACATCCAAAACCTGCATGTATCCGCACCCTTGAACGGAAACAAAAAACTGACCTTGAATCGATTCCGGCAGGAACGAGCTGTTGCCAACCTGAACAACGACGTTTGCTCCAAGTGCTGGAACCAAAAATAAAGCGGTCGTGTAGGTGAACGAATCAACACCGTTCGTACCGTTGGTTCCATTCGCTCCAGCCGCGCCGCGTGGGCCAGGAATGTTGACGACGTATGGGGTGGTGCAGCTCATATAAAAACAGTCCTCTTATCTCCAGATTCCTGCAATTTTAATCTTGGGGTCAGCCTGCTTCCAAACGCCCAAAATCTTGATCCAAGTAATAGCCTCCCTCCAAGTTCCAGACACTTTGATCCAGAACTTGTTGGATGGCGTAGAGCCTTGGTTTGAAAGAATGGTGAGAAGCATTAGAGCGTCTCAAGCTGGTTCAGCGTCGCCTGAGTCTCGGCTAGTTCAGTGTCGATCTTGTCGATTTGGGCAATGTCCCCAATCGCCACGGCCGAGTTGCGAAGTTGCGCGAGGTAGACAATGCGACGTTGAAGCATCGCTTTAAGTTCTGGGATATTCATGGGTTAAATCACCATTTCCCGCAGCAAAACGGTCGAGGTGTTGAGGAGGAAATAGATGTAGTCAATCTCCGTTGCGCCGTCCTTGTAGGTGACGTCAAACGCGGTGTCGCCAAGCACTGCCGCTCCTTGGGTGTAAGTGGTTGTTCCCCACGGTTGCATGGCTTGCTCGGCAAGATCGAAAGCAAACCATCGACCAGTAGCCTCTTTGGTGATGTAAATGCGGTTTTTGTTGTAGACGTACTTTGAACCGGCATTGAATGTTTCAACAGCGGGTGAATAAGGGATTGCCGCCCAAGTATTAAGCGCGATGTCGTAACGGTCGAGTAAGGCACCGCCAGCTCCACGGAAACTGTAGATAAACCTTCCGTTCAGGATCGAATTTTCGTTGTTCCAGTCAGATTCGGGGACGCTGTGAATCCATGATCCGCTTAGGGCAGCGCCAGGAGAGCCACTGCGAGCCACGCTAGGGCTTAGGGTCGTCCAAGTGTTGCCAGAAATGCTGTAGCGGTACATGGCGATTGCACCATTGCCGAGGAAGTAAATGTAATCGTCATTACCTTCGATGCTGTATTGGCTTGTGGCATCAGGGTTGATTGTCCAGTTGGCCGAAACAGTAAGCGCGTTACCAGAGTTGCTCGCCACGCTTCGGATCTGTCCCTGACCAGTGCCTGCCGTGATTCGGACCTGACTATTGGACCACTGATTTATGGTCCAAGACTTAGCTGAGTTCGTCAACGTGTTTGAAGTCCCTGCCGTTGCCGTTCCGGTGGCAAACGACTTGAATTCGGAATTAAGCCACGACGGAGTAGAAACCAGTCGGCCATCGGTGCCGATGCTGGCGGGCAAGCCAGTAATTGACAGCGTCGTCCAAGTGTTGGTGGCGAAGTCGTATTTTCGGAATGACCCTGCCGCCAAAGTGCCAGCGCCGAGAACGTAGAAAACCGGGGCTATGATGCGGTATTGGCTTGTTGCGTCGAAAGCTACGGCCTCGACTCCTGAGAACGTGATGACTGAATTTGCGCCAATGGTGTTGGAAGCAATCGTTTTGACCCGACCAGCGTTTGTGCCGCCCACGAAGTAGACGGTGTAACCACGCAAATCCCGCTGAAGGTTTTGGTTGGTGGTGATGCTTAACACTGTTCCAGCCGTGGCCGTCAAGCTGGACGCAGCCACCGTAGTTCCGGTAGAAAACGATCCAGCCACTCCGCAAGCTCCCGCGCCAAAAGTTCCGGCAAGGCCGGGAGACGGCAAAGCAATCCATCCGTCCTCCATCGGACTGTAAAGGTTGGCGGTTGTGTTGCCGAGAACGTGAAGTTGTTGCTGCCGGTAATGTCGGGATGACACCATGAACGTCGCAGCAGCGGTGGAGTTCGGCGAAGGAGTCAGAAACTCCCAGCGTTTGAGGTCGAGAATCTTTCGGTTTCCGTTGGTCGTAGGCATGCGAAAAGTTGGTCAGTTGACAATGATGTTGTTACGTGAAGCGTCTGCGCCGAGGCGCATGAGAGACGGGATTTGCTCGGTAGCCGCCAAGCCGCCGATCTGGGTTTGGTTGGTTACTGTTGCGACAGCGCCAACGTTTGTGACGGTCGACAGCGTGATACCGGATGTGATTGCGTCCACAACGACACGAAGGCGCTGCGCTGTGTCCGGCATTGATTGCCCGAGGCCGCTTCGAGTCAGCGCCTGAATTGCCATCCTGAGCGCCTCAATAGCTTCGATGAGTTCTCCGTACGCAGCCACCGGCATCGGGTTTCCTTCCGATACATCGACGGCAACACCATCGGTTCCGACGCCAATTTTTACCCTCTGATGCAAAACTCCGCCGATTTCGTCAGCGGCTACCGTCGCACCTGTTCCCGGTGTGTATCCTACGTTGTCGGCCATAAATTAGATGTATTGAAGGTAGATGTCTCCGTCAGATCCGCCACTTGGTGATGCTGTGCCACTGGTGATTGTAATTCCCCAAGTGCCGTCGTAATCGGTTGAAGACGCTTTAGTGTAAAGCTGTCCAGCAACGCCTCCAGTTATGACGCCAGGGCCAGCAGGACCAGTTGCGCCTGTTGGTCCGGTTGCACCCGTCGCGCCAGTTGCTCCCGTTGCTCCGGTCGGACCTTGAATTCCTTGAATACCTTGCGGACCTTGAGGCCCAACATCTCCTTGAATACCTTGCGGACCTTGCGGACCTGTTGGTCCAGTAAGTCCTATTGGCCCTTGTGGTCCAGTTGCTCCTGTGGCTCCAGTAGCACCAACATTTCCTTGAGGACCTTGTGGTCCAGTTGCTCCGGTTGCGCCAGTCGGACCAGTGTCACCTATTGGTCCTTGAGGACCCGTCGCGCCTACGTTGCCTTGGATTCCTTGCGGACCTTGCGGACCTGTATTTCCCTGAGGACCAGTCGCGCCTGTTGCGCCTGTTGCGCCAGTCGGATCAATAGGACCTTGAGGGCCAACTGGACCTTGTGGACCTGCCGGACCTTGTGGGCCGATATTGCTGTTAACGATGTTTACGACGTTAAGCGTGTAATCCAGTTCGTTCTCAGAAATCGTTGATACGACTCCAGCTCCGTCAAATTGGATGGAGATGTCGTAGCTACTCATGGAATGACTGTGATTCCGTCACAGACGATGAGTTTGTAGGTTCCGGTGGTTTTCGGGCCAAACGTCGGCACAACCGCGAACGAAAAATCAACGTAGTAAGTTCCAGCAGGCCAAATTGCAGTCGATGCACCAGATGCCACAAAGTTGATTGTCGCATTGCCACTGCCATCAACGGTTCCAGCAACCGTTCCAAAATTGTAGAGGAGAACGCCTGACGCGTCCCTGATCTGAGAGTAGCCAACAATTCCCGCCCACGAAATCGGAGGATTCGCCGGAACAAAGAGCGAAACAGAAAACTGCTCCCCAATTTTGATGGTCATTACGCCAATAATGGCACAATCATCACCTGAAGGCTGGCATTCGGTAGTCGTCACACATGGTGACGAGCAGGATGAACCGAAGTATGGTTGCGAAGGCATAACCTTCCTAAAACTCTGAATCCACGAATCTTTAACGCAAGGTCAAAATGGCAGATCAAACCACTGAGCATCCACTAATTCAGCACAAGTACGGAATTCGTTCACCCGTCAAGATACCCGATCTTGAGCTTGAGCTTTACGCATTTCGAAACCGGCTCCAGCCCAATGAGGGCGGACTGGGTACTTTCGACCATTTTGTTAACGCCACCAAAATGCTCTGGCCAAAGATGAGCTGGAATCCGTGGCTTGAAGCTCAAGTCGAAAGTCTCTGCGAACACGACTACGTTGGATGGGCGGGATGCGGCGCGTCCGGCAAGACCTTTGGGGCAACACTTTTCGCTACCGTCTGGTGGTTGGCCAACCCTTCCAAGTCCACCGTTGTCCTGACCTCGACGACCGCGAAGATGATCCGCAAGCGTATGTGGGCCAATCTTCAGGATCTGGTCCGTAAGTCTCGCGGGTTCCCAGGCAACATGGTCGATTCGAAGATGGCTTTACAGGCTGTCAAAGGTGACGACCGCCATTCCATTTCCGCTATCGCCGTCGCCGAAGGTAACACCTCGAAGGCTGTGGCCAACATCCAAGGTATTCACGCCGAGCGGGTGATGGTCATCATCGACGAAGCAACGGACACCCCCGAGGCAGCGTTTGAGGCTTGCACAAACCTTTCCAAGGGTTGCCGCGAGTTCAAGATGCTGGTCATCGGAAACCCTGCTTCGAAGTACGATCCGCACGGACGCTTCTGCACACCGGCAAAGGGGTGGCGCAGCGTCACGATTGAGGATCAGCATTGGCTGACCGAACGCGGGATGTGCCGACGGTTCGACGGCATGAAATCGCCCAATATCAGCGAAGGGCGAACAAAGTATCCATACCTCATAACGCATGATCAGGTGTTATCCGCTATGCGACATGAGGGCGAGCAAAGCCCTACATTCTGGAAATACACTCGCGGATTCTGGGCGCCGGACGGCATGGTCAAGACGGTGTTGTCTGAATCACTGATTGAGACGCACACACCTACAAGAAACTTGGTGTTTACGACCAATGTCCAAATTGTTGCCGGACTTGATCCGGGATTTGGTGGCGACAGGTGTATCCTTCGCTTTGCCAAAGTTGGCACCGCAAACGACAAGCTCAGCATACTTTTTCAGGACATCATCCACATATCCGTCAACGCTCAGCTAACGGAGCCGGTGCATTACCAAATAGCCAATCGAGTTAAAGAGGAATGCGCTAAGCGCGGCGTTGCACCGGACAAATTCGCTCTGGATTCAAGCGGTGAAGGTGGTGGATTGGCCGACATTCTGACTCGCGAATGGGGCGTGGTTCATCGCGTTGAGTTTGGTGGTTCTCCGTCAACCATCCCGGTCAGCGACGAGGACAGTAGGCCATGCAATGAAGCATACGACCGCAAGGTGACAGAACTCTGGTTCTCGATGCGAAAATGGGTCGTCGAGGAGCGTGTTGGCGGCATGGACATCGAGACGTTGCAGGAGTTCTGCGGTCGAATGTTCGACGATTCCAAGCGAAAGATAAGCGTCGAATCCAAAACGGTGATGAAGCAACGAACCGGAAAATCGCCCGACTTGGCCGACGCTGCTGTAGTCTTGCTTGATCTAGTCCGCAAAACCGCCGCATTTGAACCGCGAGCAAGCAGAATGGATAAGGTCTGGGAAAAACTCGTTCGAGATGCTGATTCAATTTATTACCACGACTTATGAACAGCAACCTTACCGGATACAAAGTGTTGAACGAACACATGGTCATACCTGGCGGGTGGCATTATCGTGTTCCCGAAACCGGCATTGAAATCATGGCAGGATCTTGGCCGCAGCTTCATGGTTTCGTTCGTAACCATTACACCGCCAACGCGATTAAAATTCCCGAAAATCTCGACACGTTAATCACCGAGTATGCGTGTCGTAACGGTGCTGACTGTATGTACAACGAGGTTGAAATCCGTAAGCCAGAAGGACGTAAATCTCTGCAAATTGGCGATGTAATCCGCTTTAGTATGAGCCTCTTGCACGGTCTGACCGTTGGTGGAGGCAAGGTAAGCCAAGCGGAAGCGACTCGAAGAGCGTCAATCTGCTCGACATGTATCTACAACCGTAAGCCGCTCGGATGCACGGGATGCAACGCTCGGGTGCTGAAAGAAGCGGTCAAAACCTTTTCCCAGCATGGCAGCACACCCCTAGACGAAAGCCTTCAAAGCTGCGAATTTTGCGGTTGCTTTATCAGAAGCATGGTGTGGTTTCCCATTGAAACGCTCCATAAATTTACGGACGCTACAGAGAACAAAAACCTTCCGGCCCACTGCTGGAAAAAACGACCATGTACGGAAACCTAGCCCAACTGCCGCTTGAAACCCTCAACGAAGACGGTAAAGCGCCAGAAACGCGCATAGCCGACGCGGCATCAGCGCGTGAAATCTTCCAGAAGCTCATTATGGCCGACGAGCTTCGTAATAGCACTCGGGCTAAACTGCGCGGTCTAGTCGATGGCAATCCGCCATACAATCCGGCAGAGCTTCGACGTAACAACCAAGCGTTCCGAACCAATGTCAACTTCCGCGAGTCGGAAGCATTTCTTTCGTTGGCGATGGGAGCCTTCTACGATGTGTTTGCTGAGGTTCCGACTTACGCAAACATTCGCACCGCTTACGGCAATGACATGGATAAGCGGGAGGATTGGTCGAAGATCATCACCGAGGAGTTCGACCGGCTTCAGAAGCTCGACAAAGATTTCGATTACATCGTTCAGCTCTCTCAGCGCGAGATGGTTTTGATTGGTGATGGTCCGCTGATCTTTGAAGACAGCACCAACTGGCGCTGCAAAGCCATCATGGCGACGGATCTTCTTGTTCCCGATGGAACCAAGTCGAATGTCAGTGATTGGAAGGTGGCCTGCGTCCGCACTCGCATGGGTGTTGATGACCTGTTCGAGAAGATTCAGGACGAGAAAGCAGCGGTAGCCGCTGGGTGGAATGTCGATTATGTCCGTCAGCGGATTCGCGCTGCAATGCCCGAGCCATACCGCTCCGGTGTTCAGTACGACTGGGAGTTTTTCCAGCGTCAGCTTCGCTCGAACGACATCACTTTCTCAGCTCGTTCCGAGGTGGTACTGATGTGTCATGTTTTCTACAAGGAATTTGATGGTCAGATCAGCCACTGCATCATTGATGAGCGTGACAGCGAGAACTTCATGTATCGGAAGTTGCGCCGCTTCAAGAAGTGGGAGCAGGTGATTCATCCGATGTACTACGATCGTGGCGATGGCGAGCATCACGGCGTCAAAGGCTTGGGCATCAAGATGCTCCAGGCGATGGAGCTGAAGAATCGCCTGCGCTGCTCAATGGTCGATAGCGCGTTCGCCCGGACGCAGATTCTTTTCCGCCCCCTCAACCCCAATGCGCTCAGCAAGACGAGTGTCGTTCAGCAAGGACCGTATGCTATTCTCCCGCCCGACTATGAAGTCATTCAACAAAACATTGCTGGCGTTCTGGATGCTCCTATGGCGGTCAACGCGGACCTTGAGAATGTTCTTCAAGGCAATCTCTCTCAGTATCGCCAATCGCTCAGCAAGCCGCAGGGCAACCCGCGCACGGCCTATGAAGTCCAAGCCATCGTGGCACAGCAGTCAGCAATCGGTAAGACGCAGTTGAGCCGGTATTACGCGCAGCTCGATTCTTTCTTTGAGGAGCGGTATCGCCGCGCCTCCAATCCGAATCTGAATCCGATTACCCGCTCGGATAAGGACGCCATTGAATTCCAACGTCGTTGCCGTGAACGCGGTGTTCCGCAGCAGGCCATGCTCGACATCGATTACGTTGAGGCGACTCGCACCGTTGGCCAAGGTTCTCAGTTTGCGAAACAACAGCTTCTTGGCTCGCTCCTCGGACTTCTTGGATCGTTGCCTGAGGGTGGCAAAGTTAACCTCTTGCAGGACTACATCGCCGCTCAGGTTGGTCAGCAAATGGTTGATCGTTATCTGCCGAGTCAGTTGCAGACTTCGAAGATTCAAGATCAGACCGCTCTGGCCGTCCTTGAGCATTCATCGCTGCGCCAGGGCAACATGGCGGTCGTCACCGATACGCAGAATCACATCGTCCACATCGACACGCATCTTGCGGCTGCGAACGAGGCTGCTTCGTCGCTTCAGCAGGGTGGTAATCCGCAGGAGATTGTTCTCTTCCTTCAGGGCATCGGTCAACACGTTCAGGATCATCTCCAGCGTTTGTCCACCGATCCTACGCGCAGACCGCAGGTCGAGGCTTACACGCAGCAGTTGCAGATGCTTAGTCAGACCATCGAACAACTTGGTCAGTTGATTCAGGAGCAGGCTCAAGCGATGGCGCAGCAGCAGCAGGCAATGGCGATTCAGCAGGGTGTCGATCCGAAGACCGCCGTGATGAACGCGGAAGTTCAATCGAAAATCGCTCGCCAGAATGCCGAGACTATGGCAAACATTGAGCGTCAGAACACGAAGGCGATGGCCGACTTGGCTCGCCGGAATGCGAAGACGACGGCGGACATTCAACGAGCGAACGCAACTGCTGAGTCTAACTTGGCGCGACAGGGATGAAAAACATACACTTCGTACACGGTCTTGGTGACGACGGCTTCCATATTTGCGACAGGCTTGCAATAGCTTCTGCCGCAATCAACAACCCGGACTGGACGGTGCATCTTTGGTGTCCTGAAGAGCCAAAAGGTGAACACTGGGAAAAGCTGATCCAAAAAGTCCGCGTCAAGGTGATGCTGATCGACAATCCGTTGGTTTGGAATGATAGGGTTGTTGGGCATTACGCCAATCGGACTGATTTGATCAGGTTGAGCGTCTTGTACGCAATGGGTGGTGTTTACTGCGACACTGACACGTTGACGATTGCTCCGTTTCCCGAGAAGTGGTTCGACCATCAAGCTGTAATTGGCCACGAATTCTGCGAATCAGGAACCATTGGACTCTGCAACGCGATTATCTTTGCCAAGCCTTTCAGCAGGTTTATCTGGAAATGGCTGCAAAAAGCTCAAGATTACGATGGTTATTCTTGGAACACCCTAGCAGTTGAGTGGCCACATCAAATCTGGAAAGAAGACAACACCATTTGTCATCCTGTCGATTTTGAAATGCTAGGTTTCATTCACTGCGGAAGTGGTCGATACTGGGATGGAATCCATTCACTTGAAGGATGCGTGACTGCCCATTTGTGGCGCACTTATCACAAGAAAAAAATGAACAGTCTGACTGATGAAGAGATTTTGAAAAGAGAGTTTACCTATTCGCACTATGCATACAAGTACCTATGAAATTTCCAACTACGTTTTGCGTTTCGCTTAAAGCTGCCACTGAAAGGCGCGAAAATGTTTCCAAGCACCTTCAGGAACACGGCATAGAATTCCATCTGTTCGACGCGATTCACGCTTCAAAGATGGGATTGGAAACCAAACTGGCGTACCTCGACGACAAGCCAAATTGGCAACCTGAAGACGGCCCTCCGTACAAGATTTCCCAGCCTGTCTTGGGATGCTCGCTTTCCCATTACGTCATCTGGCGCATTGCCCAGTACCTTCCAGACGATTTCTTTCTGATCGTTGAGGATGATGTTCATCTTTGCGAAGGCTTCAAAGAGAAGCTTATGAACACCATAAACCGGCTTCCGAAAGACTGGCAGTTTGTTTTTGTTGGCCACTGCTGTCTTGGCAATGACCACACTATGGTTTCAGAAGGTATAGCGAACTCAATTAGAGCGCCTCTTTGCACTCACGCTTACCTCGTGAAGAAGTCTATGCTTGGGCATCTGATCGAAACAAATGAGCGGATGTACGCCCCGATAGACATCCAGCTTCAGAAGAAGACTCTGCCAAGCATGATTCATTACTGCTTGATTCCCCCTCTAGCCACTCAAAACGGACAACCAAGCACATTCTCTTATGCCTGACGCCTGGGAAAAAGTAATCGAAGCTCGCTCTAAACTCAACGGCTGGACCTTCGAGGAGAAGAGCAGGTACATGTACGACCTTGTCCTTGAGACGAGGCCGGAAACCGTGGTCGAAGTTGGTGTTTGGCAGGGTCTTAGTCTTGCCAGCTTTTGCGCGGCATCACTTGTTCATCAATGCAAAGTGTTTGCAATTGATCCTTGGAGCGAATCCGCGATGTCCGAAAATGGATACAGCGCAAACTTGACCGAGAAGCAATGGGAGCTTGATTCAATCTACAACAATTTTCTCAGGAACTTCAGGAATCTTGAGCTTGATCAAAACCTGCGTGTTTACAGGGATACTTCGTGGGACGGTTCGTTCAAGTTCAGCGACAACTCAATCGACATACTGCATCTTGATGGCGCTCACACTGAATGGGACTCATGCCGCGATGTGATTGCTTGGACTCCGCGTATCAAGACTGGCGGATACTTCATAATGGACGACGCGAACTGGGAAACCATGAAGCTAGTTCAAGAGCTGATAAAATTTAAGTTTGACCATGTAACGTATCTGGAAAACGGGAAGACCCGTGTGTACAAAAAAAGATGAAAGACATAATCCGAAGCATCAGCCTCAAAGCACTCAAACGCTTCGCCAATGGTGGCGATGGTCCTGCGGATCTTCTCATGCAGATCGAAGACCTCCGCAAGACGCTGGAGATTCGCACCAAGGAGCATGAAGAGCATCTGACCGAGGTCCGCGAGGAGCGCGATCATTGGCTTTCTCAATACGATGAAGTCAAATTCGCAGCCGAGTTTCTAATGAGCTACGCAAAAAATGATGTCCCCAAGCTGGCTGAGCAGACCGATTGGGAGGTTGGCAAAATTGTTCTTCCGCATGAAACCGGGACGTATTACTTCAATCCTGCCATCATGCAGGAGACAGATGGACGAATCATGCTTTTCACTCGTCGCTGCCGGAACAAGCGGGAGAAGGACGAGGAGGTTTACGTCGAAAAGAACGACATCGTGGCCTTCGAGTTGAGCAAAGATTTACGAGCCACAAAAAAGTCGATCCTTCAACTCACGGCAAACTATCCGAACGAGCAGTTCGAAGATCCGCGTGTCGTGAAGTTCGGCGACAAGTACGGCCTGAGCTGTTGCACGTTCGTTCCGTTCAAGAGCTACGCGCATCAGGCGATGTTCTTGGTTGATAAGCAGTTCCTGAACGTGGGCCGGTTTGATCCGATCTACGGCAACAACTACGCGCAGGCCATGATCAACGATGGCCATGAAAAGAACTGGCTCTTCTTCGTCCACGACAACGCGCCACACATGGTGTATTCGGCCAGTCCTCACGTCGTAGTACGCCTTAATGGGCGTTTAGAGAAGGAATCCGAATACGTCACCGAGGAGTTCAATCCGCTCTGGAAGTTTGGCGAGGTTCGTGGCGGAACCAATCCCATTTACGCGGACGGCTTGTATTGGACTTTCTTCCACAGCTCATTGCCCTGGATCAACGGCAAGCGCCGCTACTACATGGGTGCATACGCTTTCGAGGCCAAGGCTCCATTCCGCATTGCTCGCATGACGACGTTGCCGCTTCTCACCGGCACAAATCAGCAGGATTGGTGGCCCGGATTGCCTGCGGTCGTGTTCCCGTGCGGCGCTTTCTTCGACAGCGCAAAGAACAACTTCGTCATCTCGTACGGCATCAACGATGTGGATTGCGGTTACATGAAGCTGCCATTGGCCGACTTGCTTGAGGTGACGAAGGTGATTCGACCGAAGCGCGATGTGGTCAACAAAGAGAAGCCGTTGAACTTTACGGATGTTCTCGATCCGATTCCCGAACGACATAAACTGAAACGAAACCAACAGTCTAAATACAATGAACTGGCTAAGAGGCTTGACGAAGAACCCGAGCAAACAAGCGAAGCAGGACCTGCTGAATCTGCCTGAGGTAAACATTTCCGCTTGGCAGGACGAGGGTCAACAGGCGGAGCTTGCTGCGATTATGCGTAATCCGATCATTCGGATGGCCATTCGCATCGTTTCGGAATCCATTCCGGTGCCGATGCCGTCTCATGGAAGCAAGGAATCGGACATTATTTTCGCTGCCGGTGTAACCGCTGGCTACGCGCATTGTCTTGAAAACCTTCGCAAATTGGCTGTATTCGAAACAGCGAAGGAACCTGAAGCGACATTTGACAAGCAATACTAACAAAATATGGAAGAACCACTAAACTCACCCGTCGTCAGTAATAACCAGACCCCAGAATTTGGAAGCTCGTTTATCGATGCCTTCAAGGCAATCGGTGCTGATAACGCGGCTCCTGCCGATAAAGCGGTAACACCGGCTCCGCAAAAGACGGACAATACACCCCCCAAGCTCAGTAAATCCGAGATGGATATTGAGCGGATGTTTGGCAGCAAGAAAACCGCCGCCGAACCCGCCTCGCCAGCGCCGGACGACGCGGACATTCCTGAGACGATCAAGTCCACAAAAGCCGCTGACGCTTTCCGCAAGATCAAGGAGGAGAAGGCGCAGTTGGCTAAGCAATTGGACGAGCTGAAGGCTGGCAAGTCTACGAATCCTGAATTTGAATCGCAGCTCAAGACCTTGCAGGAAGAGCGTGATGCGCTTTCCGAGCGTGTCCGATTGCTGGACATCGAGCGTCACCCTGACTTCATCAAGAAGTACGAGGGTAAGATTACCGGCGTGTTCGATTCGGTGAAGAACCTTGTCGGAACCGACGGTGAGCGGCTCGTTTCGCTGCTGAAATCGCCCGATAGCGACTATCGCAACTCTCAGATCGACGACATCGTTGAGGGTCTTTCGCCGTCCAAGAAGGCCAAGCTCGGTGCGCTGATCGTCAAGTACGATGAAATCAATGGCGAACGATCTTCCGAGTTGACTGAGGCGAAGGCTGATTACGATGCGGTCATCTCCAAGTACAAGCAGGACAACGAGGAGGGTACGAAGGCTGCATTGGAGTCGGCCAATAAGACCTGGCAGAAGGTTTCCACCGATGCTCGCTCGCTCGAAATCTTTGAGCCGCGTGAGAACGATGAGGAATGGAACACTGAATTGAATGGCCGACTTAGCCTTGCCCAGCAAATCTTCAACGGCGAGAACAGCGAAGAGGATCTTGCTAAGGCCGCTTTGTGGGCCGCTGCCGCGCCAAAGTACCGCGAACTGCTCTATGCTCAGGTTGAGGTAAATAAGCGCCTACAAGCTGAGCTATCGAAGTATCGCGGAAGCGAACCGGGAGTTACCTCAAAGGCGACATCTGGAGGTTATCGACCGGCAAATGCGAATGCCTCCAAGAGCGAGGACTTTGTCGCTAGCGTGATGAAGTCGCTCGGACGCTAAACAATTATCCCCCGATGGTTTTTTGGCCACCGGGGGATTTTCGTTTGAATTACCGACCTCGATACGGGCCGCTACCACCTCGGTACGGACCACTGCCGCTCGGAACCGGCTTTGGAGACGGCCTGACCGAAGGCTTGGGCGGCGGAGACTGCTTGTAAGGTCCGCTGCCACCACCGACGGCGGGAGAACCTTTATACGGTGCGTTGTTGCTCATTCTTTTGGAAGTGCATACCAACCTTCATGGATGGTGATGCGGTTATTACTACGCACGTTTTTGCCGTTCGCGTCAACCACCCAAACCTTAGCCTCAACATCTTCAGCGAGGCGCACAGGCTCACCGTGGGGGACGTAAATCACTCTGCTTGCGCAGCTCACGCTCATGCTCGCGCACACGATCAAGAAGACCGCGCTTAAGATCAGGTTGTTTCTTTGCGTCTTCACTTGAAATGTCCTTGGTCGTCAGTGCGTGAAGCCAAATGACCAACTTCATCACCAAGTCGGCCAAGAAGTTCATTCAGAATCTGTTGCGTCCTCAATGTTTTGAAGAATGCGTCTGATTGCCTGCTCGGTACGCCAATCGTCTTCACTCAACATAACACCTTTGTTTACGGCGTCGTGAAAGATGGAAATCGGAGTCTCAATGACAACGCCGACAGTGGCTTTCGCCAGAGATGAAAGCATTCCAAACATAATTTATTCAGTTTTCGAAGCGTTCTTCTTGTTGTTGATGATCGACCAGGCGACACCGAAGATGCTGACGATAGCGCCAACGATTTCAGTAACCTGATCGGCGCTGGCCAATCCTTTTGCAACGATGAATCCACCGGCAGCGGTCAGGACATGGCGGATGAGAGAGGCGATGTTAGGGTTCATTTGTAGTTTTTGAATTTGCGGTAGAGTTCTACTGCTTTCACGGCGCAAGTGAGAAGCGCGGCGAGCGCGCCAAGTGCCAATGAGACAGTCTTGAGATTCGGATCGGAGAATACTGCGTTTCCAAGAATGCCGATGGCCGGACCACCGACGCCGATTGAGATGTCTCTGATAAAAGCGTGGTGGTCCGTCATCGTGCGTTGTTAGTTAGCGGCAACTTCCTGAAACGGCTGTTTTGCAGCTTCTAGGATGAGTTCGAAGAGAGGAAGTCCGGCTCGGATATTGTTGATATTCCCAGCCTTCATTCCGATTTCAACGAGTTGCAGCAGGGCGTTGGTTTGTTCGGGAGTCAGTTCAATTTTAATCATGCCGTCGGAATCTTAGCGACAGCATCATTCTTCGCAACGATTTCCTTCGGCACCCACGGCAGCGGCGGAGCGATGACCGGCGGGTTGATCTGGTTCTCGATCTGCGCGGAGACGTTCGCCTCAATCGCCGCTTGATCGACGCCGCTGGCGAAGCACCAGCCGAGGACTTGATCCTTTGTCAGATCCTCGTAAGGCGTGAAGTCACCGCTGGGCGCAGCGAACGAGCAGGAGCCGTAGCAAGTGCCGCTGTAGCCGTCCTGCGAGCCGTTGCAACGCCAGTCGGCGGTGACGACGACGTCGGCGTGAGTGCCTTCGGTCGGTTTGACCAACAGGCGTTCGATGATCCAAGAGATGTTCATGGTGGTATGGATTAGGCGGCTGCGATTGTGGTGACGGTTCCAGAGCTTCCACGGTACTTCAACGCACCGGACTCAACGTAGAGTTGACCGCCAGCGATGTTAGCCGTAGGAGCGGTTCCGTTGGAAATCTGGATAGTCTTCGCAGCGGTGGTTCCGGCTGTGGTAAGACCGACAAGTAAGTTTCCGAGGGTGTCGAGCGTCATCGCTTGGGTGAGAGTCTGGGCTACCCCAATGCTTCCTGCGGTCGATTTGTTGAGCCAAACGTGGTTTCCGTTTAGAACCTCAAACCGATATTCACCTACGAAATTTGTGCTAATGGCAATATTGTTGGTATTGTCATCGTACAAATTGAATTTTGTGCCGTAGTATCCCAAGTTGGCCCGTCCATAAACGGACGCAAGCTGTCCAACCTGAACTACTTTGTTGAGGCTTCCCCACGCACTCGGCACAACCCCCACGCCGACGTTGCCGGAGGCATCCAGCGTCATCACGTTCGCAATCGCCGCATTGCGGAAGATCAGCGGTCCTTGTCCGCCGTTGGCCCACGAGTAGTTGATCGTGGTTCCAGCAGCGTTTGTTGCGCCGTCGGAGGTGACGACAAGCGTGGCTTTGTTGCTGAGAATCCGCATCGACGGTGTAGTCGCCGATGTGATTCCGGTTGAACCAACAGTGAAAAGTCCGGTGTCAGGACTTCCCCCCACGCCCAGCCCCGTGGAGTTCAGGGTCATGGCGGTGCCAGCGACTCCGCCGACGTTCGACCAAGTGCAGACACCATCGTTCGCAATCTGGAAACGATTGGCTGGAGAAGACAGGCCGGTGAAGACCTGCACGTTTCCTGAGTTGTCGGTCCTCAGCGATGCGTAATTGGTGGCGGAACCGTAATACAGAAAAAGCTGCTGGTTAAGCGACATTCGAATATCGCCACCAATGACATCAAGAGCGTTTGCAGGGGTAGCCGTTCCAATGCCAACACCAGTACTGGTGACAGCCAGCTTATTAGCCCGCACCGTCAGATCGCCGGTGATGGTGGCGGTGCCTGGAACGACGATGTTGTTGCCGCTCGGGCCGACCGCCGTGTACAGCTCCGTAAAGTTCAGATTGCAGTAATCGAACGCTGTACGAAGCGGTGTTCCCGTTCCGTCGTTCGGAGCTGTTCCGATATTGATCGTTTGCTTTGCCATGTGAAGTATTGAAGGGTTTTACCGTAGATTAAAATTGAGTCTCGTCCGCCGTTATCGATGTCACATCAGCCGTAACAACGGTCAAATCCGCCGTCAACGCAAACGCAACAGGCGCACCAGTCACATCGTAAATTCGATTCAGAAGCGCAATTTCAAGCATCTCTATCTCCCACGGAGAACGACATCCGCTCGCCGAAACCTCGGAGATAAGCTCAGCAGCTTCCGTACAGGTGATGGATGATGCGTCGGCCATATCTTTAGGTTGCGATGATGAACCAAGCCGTTCCGTTGCTGATAAATTGAGCCTTGGCCCACTGCGTCGTCAAAGCAAGAGTCGCCGCTCCGTCAATCGTCTCAGCGCCAAACGGGTCAATAGTCACGTTGTTCGCCCCCGCATTCACCCGCTTCACGAAGAATATCCGCCCATTAGCCGTCGCCGCCGGGGGAAGCGAAACCGTAATCGCACCCGATGTTGAATTGGCGAGAATCGCGAAATCACTCGAAACGATTGCCGTGGTTGCCGTGACAGATCGAACAGTTCCAAATCCCGCAGCATTTGCCGCCGCCGTTCCAGCGCCATCAGCAATACGATTGAGAAGTGCCAACTTAGCCATCTCACGCTCCCACGGTGCGCGACATCCAAGTGGGCTAACCTCACTCAGTAGCGTTGCCGTTTCTGCACAAGTAATGTCAGCCATACGCTTTTAGAATTTAAGCCATCGGACCAGAACCACGGCGCATCACCTCAGCGATGAAGCCTTCGCCGCCGCCGCCACCAGCAACTTCCTCTTCCTCCTCGTACTCCTCCTCCTCACCACGCTCGGCCATCTTCTTGCCCTTCGACTTCTTCTCGTAGCCTGGGATGACCATGCCATCAATCTCGATAACCTCAGCCTTGCCGCCCTTGCCAAGAACGATAGTCGCCATCGTCTGAAACGCCTCGCCTTCCTTCAAATTCTCGGGAATCTCAACGCCTTCTGGGATGGTAAAACTCGGCATACGGGCAGCATCACTTCGTGGCCTACTGTGTCAATAAAAAACCCCTCGCCAAGCCTTTCGAGCCGATGAGGGGTTGCCGCGTGTAGCGGCATTAGACACACAACCTATGAATCAACCCGACGGCAAAGATAGCCAAAAACAAAAAACCCGCAAGCCTTTCGACCTGCGGATCTTTCGTATGAACCTCTGATCGATTACGAGCAGATGATCTGGGTCAAAGCGCCAGTGCAACGACGGAAGATGATCGTCATGCCCTGGTTAGTGAAAACAGGCTCCGAGGCATGAACGAACTCAGCGTAATGCTGACCCTTCTTCTCCAGCGGATCGGCGCAATCCACATCGAGCTTGTAGGCACCCGTCACCCACTGCCACTCGCCCATGTAGTTGGTCGGCATCCAGCTCAAATCACCAACGCGGTTCACAGGACGCACGATGTGCGACTTGAAGACGTACGGGGTGACAATGAACGCAGCCTCGAACGGAGCAGTCACCCAGCTCGGGTTGACGCTGAACACAGTACCCTTGGTGCCGCTCGCGCTAGTGAACGGCTGAACCAGCGTGTACTTGCCGCCAGCATAGGTAAACCGGGGCGGGAACAGATTCGGCACATGCCGGAAGTTCTTGATGACCCGATTCGCGCCAATGCGCTTGAGCAACTCAGCGCCGCTGCCACTGCCCATATCAGCCTGACGCAGATCCTCGCGGAACGCCGGGTTGTTCTGAGCGATACGCTGCGAAGCCTCCAAGCCGATGTACAAAGGGAAGATCGGGCCGTCGCTGGAATAGCTGATGAAGCCAGAGCTATCAGGATTCGTCGCACCATTGCGGATCAACGTGGCAGCCGCGACATCGAGCATCTCCTGAGTCAGCTCAGAAGTGGACTGATTGAGCGCCTGACCAGCCGATCCGGTCTGAATCCAGGGGAACTCATTCACGCCGGACGGAATCGTCTCAACCTGAGTGAAGGACGAGTCGGCCACTGCCTTGATAGCGAACTTGGCGAAGGTGTTCTGATAGCGGGTTTCCCATGAACGCTGTGCGCGGATCGAGAGCTTCTCCAAGTACACCCGCAGAAACGCCTCGACGCGATGGTCGAAGGTCAGATCGTCCTTACACAAGAGAGGACCTTTCAGAGCGAAACGCTCAGGACTCCAAGTAACGGCATTATAGCCGACCGGAACGTCATTGTAGGTGACATCGCAAGCGCCACCGTTTTCGCCACTGGCGAGCGTGATGGCCGACCACTCCTCAGCCGCAGTCGGCTCGATGGAAGTGGTGGTGAACGAGGTCTGGGTCAAACCAGTACCCTGAGGATACTCGCCGCGCTCAATCATGTTGAGCCACATCGAGCGGTACGAGGCGCGTTTGTAAACGTCCTGCGCGAGCGACTCAGTCGCAACGGCGAACGCATTAAAGACATTAGGACAAGCCATGAGATGAAAAAGTAAACCGACGTTATGGTTGGCCAACTATCCACCACACAGTGGATGATTATCCAACCTATTACCACATGCGGAGCGTCACTTCCACTTAGACAGTTTTGCGATGGCTGACCAAGCCCCCGCATTGCTTAAGGTCGATAAGCCGACTCACGCACAGAAATAGCCAATCTGTCAATCAGAATGTGGCATCCGTAGGGTTGGCAATAAGCTCATTCTGTGTGGCAACGTAAGAGCGATAACCCTTGATCGTCTGAATCCTATTCGGCGCGATGATCGTCTCTCGCGCTATCATTCCACGGTAAGTGTACGGTCCTGGGAAAGATCCAGTCATCAGAGCGTAGAAATCAACAGCATCAGTCTTCACGCTGTTTTTGCGAGCGTCCACCAATAGCTTTCCAGACTCGTACTTGGTTGTTTTAACATCGATGCGATAACCGGGAGCAGGATGAATCGTCGCGTCGTGGAACGGGTGCGGGGGCGGTCGGTCGGTGTCCAAATCAGGATACACATTGAACAAGCGACAGAAAGCAATCTCGCCAGCAATACCCTCAAGATCAACAGCATGCGGCGAATCCGAGCTGATCTTTAGGTTGGTGATATTGAAATAGCGATTATTACCGTTTCGA